TTTGACCAATACGCTTGTCAAAAAAGCGACATCCAGGATTAAGAATAGCACCATACAGTGAGTTAAGGTTAATCTTCTTAACCAACTGTCGCTTGTCCCAAAAGGCTTTGTCTTCAGCAGTCTCAGCATCTTTCTTCTTAGCCTGTAGCTCTTTCCTTTCGCTGTACCAGCGTTCAAGCAAGCCCGGTACAATGCCTTTGGTATCGTATTTAAAGATAGTTCCATTTGCGCTTAGTATCCAAGGTTGACGACCTTCAAAGATTAATCGAAACACATCACGAGCCATCATGGTATCTGATCCGCCACCTTCCCAATCTATGGTAATTTCACGACCGGCTTCTTGATCCATAACTGCTGTGTATTCTAAACTGCCAAACAAACCTTCCCAGGCGTCGGCAAAACTTGAGCCCGATTCTATCTTTTCATTAATGTATCTGTCTGTGTGGGTAGGTCGCAATTGTCCAACAATGGTTTCCGGCGCCATGTTAAGAGCGCGGATCGCTGACGGATACAGACTGTTGATGTCGATTGCTCCAATGTATTCGTGCATGCCCCTTTTGGGATAAGCAACATAGGCACCTGCCGCTTGAGTGTCACCTTCATGATTTTTCCTGTTTTGAACTATGAGCCCTAAACTATGGGCTTCGTTAATAATGGCCTGCTCGGTTACTGCAACTGCTCCCATTGTAGTAGGCAGTAATACGGTGTTATCGTGTGCCAGTTCATTGGCTAAATCAAGAAATCTTAATTTTTTATCTAGTCTTGCCAGCAACATAGTGTCTTGCCGGTTATAGTCAACAAATGTACCAAAATCTCGATTGTAAAGTTGGTCTAATGTGCCCTCATATTGAATTTTTCTTTCGCCTAGCTCATATTCGCCAATAGCATCTAGACTGTAACTATGACGTTCTTCATAAGTATATTTCCTATAAAGCTGCATATAATCTAAATGTACTCGACCTGCCAAATCAAATGTGATATGTTCAGCGCCAAATCGTTCAAATGTTCTTTGTTTGGGATACTGGTCCCATAGACAAAATCTACGAGTATCGTCCTTGCTTAGGATACGACAAGTACGCATAACCATGTAGGGAATATCAAAGCCCTCTGAGTTCCAACCACTTAATATATCAGCATCTTCGATTAAGTCAAAGAAAGTTTGTACAAGATCTTCTTCTCGTTCAAACAAAAAGCAATTGTCGTGCCTGCTAATAATTTCTTCGGCTGATTCCCAGCTCATGCTTTTGGGAGGTATTACTAATGTGACTAGCCGATCTAACCAATCAAGGTATATAGATATAGCAGTTATGGGATTAAATGGATCTTCGGGCTTGCTGAATCCGCGCACAGGATCAAAGTCAACCTCAATATCGAAAAAGGCCGTTTGTAATCGTGGTGCTGCTTTTCCTGAATAGTTTTCTTCTAGACATCGATTTAATGGCTTAAAGTCACTTTCCCAAAGTTGTTTAGAAGAATGTAGTTTGAGTTCTCGAGCATACTCTTTGTAGTTGCGAGTACTGAATCTACTAACTGGAGTGCCATAAATTGTTCTAAACTTGCCTTTGGCATCATCGTAATAGAATCTGTACTCGGCAGCGAACTCTCGGTAAACTCGTTCTCCGTCGACTCGTTCGACTACATAAATTCGATTGTTATCTCTGCTGAACAGAGCATCCACATAACTCATAGAGTTCGGCCCACAGTCTCCAAAATAGTGTTTAAATCTTCGTTGTCGCGATTGGTTTCACCTAGCTTGCTCTTGGCAGCAATTTTAATGGCTTTTTTGAGAATGGCTGGTTTAATCTCCATTTCTTCTGCTACTGCTTTGATAGTATCATTTAAACCGCTGTTGAGATCTTCAATCTCGGTCATGACTTGAATACCTTCGTTGATGATTTGTGTGATCTTGAGTATTTGCTCGGCACTGAACATACGACTGATCATAGAGTCTCCTTGTAGTAAAGTTATATTATACACTATCAGTTTTGCTTTTACAAAAGTGTTATTGCGCACTTTAGCCGATCCAGGGTGGTAGCGGAGGTTGGATCTACAGGGCAGCAGCCGCCCAATGCCTTAGGCCTAGATAACTAGGACGGTCCTAAGGAAAACTATATGACCTTTTCGGTAAACTCGGCCTTTGACCACGCAATCAAATACCTAGCTTTCCAATCGTTTTGTTCGAAACCTTTAAGACAACTCCATTGTTCGCGTGTTCGGTCAATGCGCCGGGCTGCGTCTAACCAATCGATTGCGTCAATGCGTTGCTGTATATTATTTAATGTGGTTAAAAATTCATCTAAATTTTTTGTATCGTATTCAATGTGTAATACCTCGTAGACATTATTGTTATCATCTATGCTGTCTAGGGCGAAGTCAAAACCCCATTTTGATTGAGTATTAATTAACAGCGAAGTTTGCGGAACTGAAGATTTTAAAAATTCCAATTGTTGCCGAGCGTGTCCTTCGTAACGACACCTATATAGCAACAGGCTATGATCAATAATCAATTTTGGATGTTGACTAGTATACCAATCAGTCTGAAAAGCACGATGATTTAAACATAATGTTAAAGGATATCCCATAATTGAATAATATTTTTGTTCGGCTCTGTTTAATTCAAAACCATCTTTATCGTAATAAAGAAAATCTGTTCGATGTAAATCTAAACATAAACTGTTACAAACTAAATCAGTACGAATACCAATTTGGGAACGGCTCAACATGTTAGTATTGTTAAAAATGTTTTAAGATTCGTGCATGCCAAAGTTGCCAGACATTCTAACTTGTTCAATATCATTTTGCTTGGCATATTGATCTACACGCATAGCTAATTCAAAATCTAGTATAGTTAGACCTTTGACATCAAATGTAGATGTTTTTACAGTGATTTCTGCTACGTCTTGTGTAACTTCCGCAAAGTGATCCATCTTTTCGCTCAGCCTGTTAATCCATTCTATAAATTGTTCTGCGTGCCTGTGGTCTTGAGCTACATATCGGGCCTGTAATGTTTTATGATCAAGCATTTCCCAGTCCGGCAAATACTTGGATTTTAAGTCGTTGAGTGAGTTATTATCGGGTTTGAAATCTTCTACCGGTTTCGAGCGGTTTTCTAAAATGATTTCTCGTGATCTCATTGCGTACGATCCTTGTCGTCAATAGCACCACCAGTAACCCAGCTAGTACAACTTCTATCTCCGGCACATTTAAAGTGATGAAAGTTACAATAACCTAGGTCGGCCTTGTGTATAGTAGCCATGGCATCTGCTGCCCGCTCATCGCCTTTGATACCTGATTCGATACAAGCCCACATTTTGTCTGACACATCAAACGCAGCACAATTGCCGCACCTCATAGTTTTGGCAGTCTTTTCGCTAATGCCCCAACGCTTGGCACTATCTTTCCAATAATCGTCTGGCTCATCGGGATTGGCTGGTCCATAATGATATTTGTCTATTGCTTGTTGGCGATTCTTAAGGTTGACATCAATGTCGTAAGTGGCTACAGGACATCCACGATTGGCGGCTTCTACAATTCTTATGTAATTTCTCATTGACTTGTTATTACTTCTGTGATCCAGAATTTGGAAATTCTTGTTGATATTGTTTACATAAATCTGGATCAATAGCTTTAGCCAGTATGGAATTCACTCGAACCCATGTAATGCTTTGGTTAGTATGTTGCCCTAGAACATCAAGTTCGTTTTCTAGATCAATACCAGCCATGGCCTTTGAACAATTAATTATATCAACAACATATTTCTTATGCTCGGGGTTGGCCATAGTCTGCTGCCAAGTTTGTTCGTTGGCTAAATATCCCCTAATGCTGGCAAAAGCATTTTGCCAGTATTGAAGATTTTGTTCAAGTTGTGGATCTTTTATTGGACTAAGACCAGCAGTTTGTCTAATATACTCTGTACCTGCGCCCATTAAATCAACTATAGTTTTAGTCATTTTCCAATCTAGTTGGGAATCTACAGCAAAAAAACCAGTAATAAGAGGGTGCCGTGCAGCGAATCCTAAAGTTTGTTTTGCTACCTGTTTAATCCCTTGTCCAATTCCCGATAATCTTGATGGTGGTGGTGCTGGTGGTTGTCCTGGTGGTTGTGCTGTTGGAGATAAACTAGGCTCAGCTCTGTTTGCCCCACCGCCTCGAGCCATTGATCTCGCAGCAGCTACAGGGTTTAACATTTGGAGGGCCTGTATAACACCTCTACCTAAAACTCCGCCAGCTCGCTTAAAAAAAGATCCAGCTTGTTTTGCTAGAGTTTTTATTTTTGATTGTTGTTCGGGAGTAACAACAGCTTGTGTTGGCGTTGCTGCCTGTGCTCCTCCGGTACCTGTTATTGTAGTAGATGTTGCACCTGAGGGGGTAGTCACAGTAGATGTTCTTGCTGTTTGTTGCGCCTGTGCTCTTTTAATTGCGTCCTGGGGAGTTTCTCCAGGTAGTCTTGTCACCTTAGGTTTAGACGCCGGATCTAAAGGAGGAATTTTAGGTTCGGCCCTAGGCGGTGCTTCCATAATATAAAACTCATGACTACGCATGATAACTCCTGATAATTCAATATTTAGCTGATGCTCTTAATCACATTGGGATGATCGCAGTTTATACATTGGCATTCTTTACAATTACAACCTTCAGTGGTACATGCTTGACCGCAGTGCGGACCATGGCTACAATGACACAACTGTTTAAATTGGTGATAATTTCCATGTTCATCAATATAATCCATCATGTTTAGTCTCCTTGTGGTATTTTAAATACGTTACTAAAAGGTGTACGTAAAAGCCTATTATTAGAGTCTTTAAAATAAACTGCCATTTCACCAAAAGGTCTATAATATTCTAAACTTTCTACTATACCATTTGATATTAGATCTTTAGTACGAATACGATCCCCTGGTTCAATGCTTTCACCACCAACCAATCTTTTACCTACTGGTGGGCGGCTGGTGCCCTTGAAATATCCTGTAAACTTAGGACCAGGTGAGCTTTCACGTTTAAGGCTTTTGAATCTATCACGGCGACTGCCTAGTCGTTGAGGTAACTGAAAACGTTCATCTACGGTATCTTCTTGTACGGCATGTAAACCCATACCACGTGCTGTGACTTCCATGAGTTTACGTACCCAGGCTTCACCTAGAGTAACACCATCGAATCCACGCATCCATATGGCCAACTTTTGTTCGTCTGAGTAATCGGGATTGGCTAATGCGTTGCGTAGTTTGGTAAAACTCCAACCATTACCACCATCAGCCTCTTCTCTAGCCATTTGTTGTACATCAAATGTAACTTCTTTGTGGCTACCCGGAAATCTAGGATCTTGCATGCGCTTGGCTAATGTAGAGATCCAAGATCTAAAAGTGTCATATCGATCTGATCCCACAATAACTATGATGTGCTTATATGGACTATCGGGAGGCAGTACTAGTTCTTTTTCGATTTTTTTAACAGGAGAACCTCCGGGTTGCCAAATTTGAAAACGATTGGCAATATCTGGATACAATCGACGCCATGTAGCCAACTTCATATCAGGTGGTATGGGGTCATCCGGTCCAACCATGGGGCTGATATAGATAAATGGATCTCCCCTTACTTGTTGAGCTGTGGCTAGCACTTGATCCACTAAGCGTTGGTGTCCACGATGTCCAACAAAACTGCCTATTGTTACCACTGCTGTACGATTACGTTTTGATTGAATTTGTTGGGTAGGTTTTTGTATTTGTTTAGCAGCCACAGCCGATTTCATCTCTGGACTTGTTACCTTGGCCATTATACCGTTTGGTAAATTAATAACCAGTCCTTCTATGTTTTTGCCTAATTGATCACGTCCTTTAATTTTTTCGCTGTTATAGATAGCTGCGCTAAGTTGCTCTCTAGCTCGAGTCAATATAGCACGAGCCTGTTGACGTTCTGGCGTGTCTTTACTTCTGGGCTTAAGAGTGTCTAGTAGTTTAGGATCCATGTTGACTACAGGATCGATAATCTTGCTCACGTCGATGCCCTTAGATTCTAACGTACTATTTACAAACTTAGTATCCTTGTCAGAGCTCTTGAGTAATTTATCTTTAATGGCACGAGATTGGGGATGTACCTCACCTGTACTAAACACTCTAAACAAAAACGGTACCAAGGTCATTTTTTTGCCTAATGATTTAACATCATAGGGTATATTGACAAACTTTAAACCACCATCGGTTCGTTCGCCCATAGGGGTATACAACATTTCAGCTTGTACAATAGTGTCCTTGGGTAATTGTTGAATCCATTCGCTATTGACTATATTATCTAAGGCTTGATCATACTTCTCAGCAAAAGCTACACGCTCAGGGGCAGCACCTGTTGACTGTGCGTACTTAGTAAAAGCACCAACTTTCTTAGCAGTCATTGGTTCAGTGACCTTACTGGTCATAAAAAATGGTTCGCCTGACTCGGTACGACCAAATCTTATACCGGCTCCATCTACCTTGAGATGTATAACAGTATCGTCTAATTTCCCGCCGTTTTTATCTAGTTCCCGGCACATGTCCACAAACATTTGATCGGGCATTTCCACAGTAGTGCCTGGGTTGTAAATGTGTTTAATTCCTACTCGTTTATAATCCACAGCTTCGGTGATACTTTCACCTACATCAGCTTTGTCATATTTGGCGTAATAGTCATTGACCATTTCAGCGAAACCTGGAGGTGGTGTAGTCCCTAGCGTCTTGTTTAAAAGGTTATACGCTACTAACTTCTCAGACCTGTCTTTTTCTGGATCGCCTTTGTAGAGTTCTTGTGCTCTGCGATTACGATCATCTACGCCGATGACTTTTTCACGAAATTTGTCTGATACGATTTGACGCTCATCGGCATCGGCATATTTACGAATAATCTTTAATAAACCCGTAAATGAATCAAAGTCTTGGGTGACTTTTTTTAATTCGCTACGCTTTAATCTCTCACCAAACAAGTTAGCAAATATTTGATCTACATCACGAATATAGCCTGTAGTTCCTACAGCATCGTATACACCTACACCATCAATTGTTTCTTGATTACCATCTGAACCCATGACTGGTGATAGCGTAGGGCGCAATCCTCCGCCCTCACGACTACCTACAGCAAATGTGAACATAGAAGCCTGTGTTGGTTCGCTGTATTTGTAGCTATCGTATTGCTTGGTTTTTCTATTGTAAACAGGTTTGCGTATGATAACAGTCTGCTCAGTTAACTTGCTAAGTGCCATGATAAGGTATTTGTGAAACACACCTTTGACACCAGCTTGTATGTCGGCCCATGAACTGCTGGCACTAAACTTGCTCCAACGTGTAGGCTGACGATACTTAGTTTTTGGTAACTGTTCGAATTCTTTAAGTTCTAAATCAATCTGTATATTGGTACCTCGGACCTTGGTTGTACCATCGGGCATCTTGGTCTTAATCTGTAGCGCAGGGAAAGTCCATAATGTAATTAATTGTGCTCCAGCCAGGGACATGGGATCATCTTTGACACCCAAATAAACCGCCTCACCTAATCTAGATCCTACTGGAAGTTGTAACAACCATTTAGTTATGTCATCACGCATTTCCATATCAACTTGAGTGTCAATGTCGCCTACTGTGGGTTTGGCTGCGTGAAAGTCTAAGTCACGAATATTGGTGCGATCAAAGAAATGAAATGCTGATCCACTTAGAAATTGCCGACTTTGAAGTAATTCTGGATGCCATAGTGGTTGTCCAGAGAATTGAGCATACGCTGCGTTAATAGCAGCGAGGGCATTGTCTATTAAAGGAACTGCTTGTTCGCGAGCATTTGTATCAATTCGATCTGCGCTTTGATCGTTGATGGTAACATTACCGCCTTCTAGCAGTACAGGTTTCGTTTTAATATCAGATAATTTCATGACTAGAGTAGAGTATTAGATATTTATTACAATACTCACAGATACAATTATGATGAGAGTGAGTATAGCCCACCAGAATCCTACATAATAACCAATACCTGCTAATAGCAGCAGCCAAAAGATGTTATAAACGTGTATATACCAAGGTATCAAAGACTTAGGCCTTGATCTATTTGATCGTTAAGTGCTTTTGATAATCGATCCAAATAACCTAGATTGCGTAGTATTTTGTATGCTAGGTTTTCGACTGAAAACTCACCGCCTTGGTCTAGGCCAGATCTACGCATCTTACGCAACTTATCTTGTATCCTACGTACATCGTCAGCATCATCTGCACTATGTATAACATGATCTATGCGCTTTGTTAAATCTGCTACCTTTAAATTTACAGCTCGATCATCTATACTGGGTTCTCGTCGTTCTGGTAGTTTTAACCACTTGTTATCTAATAGACTGAATACGCCGGCTGAAACCGGAGGTTCATCTACGTCCTCAACATACATTTCTACTTCGTGGCCGCGTACTATAATATCGTGTGCGTCATTCCATACAGTCTTTTTAGCACGATAAAATACTTCGGCTAAATCTTCACAGTCTAAATCTGCGTACTGAGTAACAACATGTACATCAAAGTCACTGAACTTAGTGTAATTATAGTTGGCCATGCTACCAGTTAATACTATATCTAATAGTCTAAAATTAGGTACTTCTAAAGTATCTATAAACATTCTAGCAGCATTAAGCAATTTGTAACGCACTTCGGGCTTGAGTTCATTACCTGTCCATGCTTCAGGTGCTAGAGTGGTATGGTAGGCTACGTTACCTTGAACAAAATTTTCAGGCATGTTATTTGCTTTTTCCTGATTTCATATTGGCACACCAATGTGCCATTCTTTGTCGTTCACCTGAGCTGTTCTTAGCTATGCTGCGTAGTTTGCCAACAGGTTGTTTACAGTCAACACCTACACGTTTTGCTAACCCTTTGCGCCCAGGCTTCTTTCCGTCGGCAAAGTTTTCTTCTAGATCTTCTTTAATGTTCTTCCATTTATCTGCTAGATAATTAACTAAATCTTCTACAGTAGACAAACTATTTTTTTGCATAAATTTGATGATACGTACCGCATTGTTGCGGTCGGGATCAGGGCCTGGCTTACGAGCATTACTCAAGTCAACTGCTAGACTCTTAGCTAAACCTTGTCGGTCGTAGGTGTATTGTAGGTCATAACGCCGACGATCGGCATCCTTGCTCAACTGTGCCTTGGTCTTGGCCTGCATGAGTTCCATCCATGGTTTTAAGTATCCGCCTCTACGGCTTGACACATAACCACGAGCAGGATCTTGACCTTTAAGCTGACTGACATCTGCCGTCTTTCTAGTATCACGCATACGCCAGGC